ATGATAAAGGTAAAAACATATCCAGAAATTTTAGAGGATATGCTGGCCTTGTTTGATGATAAGTATGACAAAAGACAAGGATCTGTCTTGTACAATCTAGTTGCGCCTGCAGCTCGAGAAGTTGCCATTCAGTATACGGTCTTAAAATCGTATGAGGAAGTCAACTTTTTAGATACGAGCACAGGAATCTTCCTAACTCGATTATGTAGGCAGTTTGGAGTTGAACGCTTGCCAGCTACGGCGTCAGTTCGATTGGTTCAATTCAAACAGGAAATCCCACTTGGAACCCGTTTCAGCGTGGTTAATAGTGAGTATAATTTCCGTGTTTTGGAACGCCGCTCTGGATTTGAGTATAGTGTAGTAGCTGAACAAGTCGGAAATGCACCTAACTATGTAAGGGGTCAACTCATTAATATTGATGTGTTGAATGGTTTTAAAGGGGCAGAAATCGGATCTGTTATCGTCGTAGGCGAAGATGAAGAGACGGATAAACAACTCCGTAAACGGACCATTGAGTATCTGAAAACACCGACTTTGAACGGAAACATTGCCCAATACAAGAAATGGGCCAGCGAGTTTGTTGGTGTTGGTTCAGCTTTGGTAGAGCCACTCTGGAAAGGCGAAAATACAGTACGTGTATCTATTACAGATGCTGACGGTAATGAAGCGAGTGCAGAGCTGGTAAATAAGTTCAAGAATTACTTAGATCCTGAACCGAGTGGCCACGGATTAGGCGTTGCTCCGATCGGTGCTTATGTGACTGTTCAATCTGTAAGTGGCTACAATGTTCGTATTGCTGCAACTATCAAGATTGATGAAGATGTAGATATTGAAACAATCAAGAATGAGGCGAAAGTTCAACTCATTAAATACTTACGTGAAGAAGCATTTGAAGAGAAAGAGGTTCGAAACTACAAAGTTGCCACAATCATTGACAGAATTAACGGGGTTCGAGATGTGGACCGTATTTTGTTGAATGATAGGGAACAAAGTATTGAACTTTCTACCAACATGCTTCCTAAACTAGCGGAGGTAACCATCAATGTCACAAGTTAGATATCGTATGTTATCGGCTTTGCCAGAGGTCTTAGATCCAACCATTAATGATTTGTTTGAAACTGAAATTCCAGAACTGGAATTGATTACAGACTTAATCTTTGATACCAGACGATTGATGTTGTTGCCAGAAGCGACGGAAGACTGGATTACCCGTTGGGAAAAGGCCCTTCAGGTAAAACCGAAAACAATTGATTTGGAAGAACGAAGGCGGTATCTAATCACATTAATTTCTTCCAAAATCAAAATTAACTCAGTGAGTTTACAAAAAATTACAAAGAGCTTTACGAATGTCAACAACTTAGTAACGGTAAAGGGTTCAGCGGTACATATCCGATTTTTAGGAGAACTGCCGACGGCGTATTTGAATCGTTTTTTAAAGTATGTGCGCGAGTTGATTCCTGCTCACTTAGGAATCCAATTCTCGGTTGAGGCGCCAATGATGAACGTGATTTATATTAGCGCTCATACATTCAGAGACATTCGTTCGGTTCGATTTGAATAGGAGGAAATAAATGGGATATTTTATCCAGCCTATTGTGACCGATAAAGCGATTAGCGAAACAACCTTAGCAATTCAAAATAGAGAGCCACTGGTTTTTACTAGAATAGCTTTGGGAAGTGGACGGCATCGGACGGACATTGGCAAGAAAAATAATATCGTACAAGTTGTTCATTCTTTGCAAGTGACACAGTCCTTATCGACTGATATAGCTGATACGATTCGTCTTACAGCTCGATTTGATAATTCACAGATTGAGCGTGAAATGATTGTGAATGAAATCGGTGTGTTTGCAAAACGTGGAAATCATGAAGAGTTCATGTACATGTACACTTGGGCTGAACAGGGGGATGTGATTCCTCCTAAAACATCTGCTTATGTATATCGAGATTATGATTTCAACACGACTATTAGTAAGAATAGTCAGATTACCATTCAATACAATGCGACTGACTTAGTTTATGCAACTGTCCCTGAATTGAAGGCGACAGAAAGAAAGTTACAAACCAATATCGACAATCACATTAGAGATGCTGCCCGTCACGTTTCCGACCAAGAACGGACACGCTGGAATGGGAAAGCCGACTCAACCCATCGTCATAGGGTATCTGATATCGACGGTCTGCCTGAAAAGATTGATGAGGTCACTAGAAGCAAGGCTGAGAAAGTTGACTTAACTGGTCACATCAACAACCGAAACAACCCACACGGTGTCACTAAACAACAAGTGGGACTAGGCAATGTCGCAAACGTCGAACAAGCAAGTAAAGTTGATTTTCAAAATCACTTAAACAGTCGCAACAATCCACATAGCGTTACGAAGCAGCAAGTCGGACTGGGTAACGTAGACAATGTCAGACAAGCAAGTTATGAGTCTGTAGAAGCTTTGAAGCGTGAGGTTCAGGAACACGAAGATAGACTAAATACTATTGAGTACATGTTCTTGCAGAACGACTTCACTGCACCGATTCGTACGGAAGATGGTACAGAACATACCTTGCTTGCTGATGAAAATGGCCGTGTGATTGTCGCAGATTGGAAATATAGAATGGAGGTATAATATGGCAGTAATTAGTACACAGACACGAAAAGTAACTGACTTACCACAAACATATCAGGTTAATGACTCGGACAACATCATGATTCATGATGGCCGTGGGTTGAAGAAAGTGTCTGTGCAGACATTAAAGAATGGAATGAGTAGCAATGTGTCAGTAGCTACGTCAAACTCAAATGGGATTGTCAGACCTGATAATCAGACGACTGAGGTTTCAAATGGTGTGTTGAAAGCTAAGACTGCAACTAGTGGGCAGACTGGTGTGGTGCGACCTGACAACTCAACGATTACAGTCGATAATTCGGGTGTTTTACGAGTTAATAGGTCGGCTTTAAATATCCCTAGCTTACCGTCTGAAATCGTAGCCCACAAGCTGATTAATCAAAACGGAAATCAGCAAATGAAGTATTGGTTCGGCTCTAAATCGCAGTATGAGTCAATTTCGTACAAAGACCCGAACACAATCTATGATGTGTATGAGTAGGTGATGCTATGGCTACAAGAGAAGGTATCTATGTTGGTGGTAAAGATATCATCGAGCGTTATGTTGGAACGAGACTTGTCTGGAGTAAGTGGGTCTATGTTGGGTATTACCAGAATCTAAGAACTCCGTACGATTCACAAGGGTATTTGATTTTTGATTCAATAAGTTCAAGCGGTTTCAACGATAAATATCGTGATGAGAGCAGAGTAAAGGATGTTAAAGTACGGATTCAACACCGTAACGATACAATTACAACTGTTTATGCGAAGTATGCGCGGTTGTACGATAGGAATACAGGGCAAGATAATTACCGTAGAGGAAAATCGCTCTATATCTCGTTTAAGGACGATAATCAAAAACAAGTATTTAAAAGTAATTTCGCAAATGGCGATTCACTATTCTTTTATTTCAAATAATCAGGAGAAACAAAAATGGACTATAAATTAGTAAATAAATTTTTCAGAGTTGGCAAGACGGAAGTCTCTATTCAATGTGACAAGCCGTTTACTTTTTTCACTCGTGAACTTGACGGAGACCATATGGGTGACGCAGATGAAACCCTCATCGAAGCGGTTAAAGATGTGCTACGAACTGAGTTAGACCCTACAAGTGCCATTGTCAAAAACCAAGAACAATTGGCTAAAACAACTGCAGCACTTGAACAAGCCAACCAGCTTATGGAAGGTATGCAGAAGGTCAGCTTGCATAACACTGACGATATCGAAGAAATCTTTGCACGCTTGGAAGTGCTTGAGAAACACAACGGTATTGATCATGAGCATGAGAACGAAGCAGAGGGACATGAGGAAGCATCTCACGTTGCAGAAACAGAAACACACCCTGCTGAACCTGCTCCAGTAACCCCACCAGTTCAACCAGAACCCCAACCAGCTACAGAAGTGGCTACAAACGGAGTTCCAAACGTGGTCATATCTGAACCAGCACCAGCTCCAGCGCAACCAACTACTGAACAACCAGTAGCAGAAGCACCTATTCAACCTGCACCAGCAGTAGAACAACCAACAGAAAGCGAGACAGAACATGAAATTCCTACACCGACAAGCGAAGCGAGCGCTAGTGAAAACAATGGAGGTAGCAACAATGAGTAAGATTACATTAGACCAAGCTAAAATCGACATGTACATTAACTTGCTAAAACGTGAAGCGATTGACTTTTCATTTGTCAACAAACGCTTCAAAGACCGTGTACGCAAAGAATTGGAACGCCTTGGCTTGAGCCATTTGGCGAACTAGAGAGGTGTTTATGGACGTCTTTGAGAAAATAGAACACTTTTTCACTAGCGTAATGCCGGTGCTAACTCCAACAATCATTGCTTGGATAAGCTATCGGTTGCCGAAAAAAGCCAAAGAAGAGACGGATAAAATCGTCTCAGAGCTTGAAGACGTGAAAAAGCAAATCAATGACGCGCACAAAACCGCAAAAGATAGCAATGCCAAAATTGATGAAGTTCAAGAAAAGCTTAAAGTACACGACGAGGCGCATCTAAATACTATGAAATTGCGCCTTGACCGTGATATGCGACGGGCTATTAACAGAGGATATACTTCTCGAGATGAATTCTCCTTAGTGGAAAGCATGCACAAAAGCTATAAAACTCTAGGAGGTAATGGATACATAGATCGTTTATACTGCGATTTTGAGAAATTGGATATTACGACAGATATCTTAATTGATGATTAGATAGAAAGAGGTTCAGAATGGGTTGTAACAACCGCAAAGTTAATACAACCAATTTGGCTCGGATTGATGGTGGCGACCTTATTAAACAAGGGGATTTGTCTTCTACCTTTGGGTTTGAGTTGTTAGACGAGAATTACCGTGTCATGACCTTGTTCGAAGGTCAAGATGCGGTTGTCACTCTGACAAAGGGACAACGAAGATGGAAGACAACTGCTCCCGTCACTAGCCATTCTGTCAATTTCAATTTAGACAGTATTCTACCTAGCGGTAAATACCGAGTAGAAATTTCGGTCGGAGGGTATATTTTCCCAAGCGACAGAGACACTTATATTGAAATTGAAGACTCAGACAAGGAATTGGTTACTGAAGATATCTACACTTTGAAGGAGTTAGACATCGAAAAAGAAGTTGAGAAGCAGCTTGCAGGAAGAACTGTAGGTAGCGATGGCACGGTGAGTCCGGAATTTCCAGACTTGCTTTTTTATTACAACTTAGGAAAGGTTTAAAAAAACAATGGATACAACAAAATTAACAGCATTCGCACAAGCAGTCGGATCAGATATCAAGGAAGTTAAACAAAGCGTCAGCACTAAAGTAGAGACTTCAGCAATGACGCAAGCTATTTCGCAAGCAGTCACTCAAGTTAAATCAGAAGTTAAGGCTGAAATCTTGGGTGAGTCAGTACCTGAAAATCTGGATACTTTGAAAGAAATTGCAGAAAAAATCACGAGCATGGATCAAGATGCAAACGGCGCACTTCTTGGGAAAGTAACAGAAGTAAGCGGACGTGTAGACCAAATTGCTAATCTTGATTTAGTTGAGACTTACAATCAAGCGAAAGCGTGATATCTATGAATAACCTTGAAAATCTAGCTACGGAAATCGGTAAGGATATCAAGGATATCAAGACACGCTACGCCACTAAAGAGGAAATGCACGAAGCGACTGAGATTGACTATTCTCAGATTGTCACGCACGAAGAACTCGAAGAGAAGCATTATCTGACTGAACATCAGAACATTTCTCACTTAGCGACTAAAGCAGAGGTAGTCACGAAACTAGATAAGGTCGATTTTGATTTACTAAAACGTGACGCTGTCACACGCAGCGAGTTAGATAGTAAGCATTATCTGACAGAACATCAGAGTATTTCTCATTTAGCGACCAAAGAGGAAGTTTCAAAGAAATTAGATGATAATGTGTTTAAGAAAGTCGAACAGCTGTTAAAAGATGAGAATAAGATTGACGGCTCTGTTTGGCTTTGGGACAAGAATATGGGTTCCTTCAACTCAAATGGCTGGTTTAAATACAGGCCGATTTCCGTTGATAAAGGAGATAAGTTCTTCTTACTAAATATCCGAGGTGTATTTAGCTATGTTGTCTCAAAAGACGGAACACGATTATTAACTAAATTCTCTCAATCTGATTCTTTAGTCACTACTGACTATGTAGCTAGTGAAGATGCTATCCTTTACATCACATCGCAACCAAACGAAAATGCAAAAGTCTTTAACGCTTCTTTGAAAGAGTTAAGGAACGCAAACGTGGATTTTTCAAATCTTCCAAGCGATTATATCTCGTTGAAAATCCCCAAACTCTCACTAGACATTCAGCCAGAAGAACTGAGTTTCGTAGAAGTCGTGAAGCAAATCCTTGATGAGAAGACTTTCAAAGCTGGTAAAGCATGGTCTGGAAATGGTAACGGCACTTATGATGCTGATACCTGGGGAACTTATCCAGCAGTAAACTTAAAAGCTGGTATCACTTACGGATTGAAGAATATTCGTGGAGTGTTCACGCATTATTTTGATAAATCAGGAACTAAAATTTTTAGCTTCTCATCTAAAGATGAGATAATCACAAGGGATTTCATACCAAATGTCGACGGATACATCCTGATAACTCGGTTAATCACTGATAAACCGTCTAAAATTTTTCAAGGTGGCCTTGGAAGTGCTAGAAATCTTGATAATCTCGAATATGGAGCAAGTGCGATTACTCCCAATGTTCCATTTATCATCCCAGAGACCAACACTACCCAATTTGGGTCGAACATTACTGGGATAGATACAACTCAACAAACGACTGTGAATAATCTCAGTTATATGTCTCCTATTAAAAAATGGGAAAAGAGTCGTGGATTCATCGATACGATTAATGTGTACGTGAAGCAAGCTGGAACATACAATTTTGCCATCGGGAACATCGACCAGAATGACTTGATTGTATCTCCTCGAATTTTCCAAAAACAGTTGAGCACTGGATATAACACACTTGATGTTATCAATGAAGAGCATGAAATCTTCTATGGCGAACAATTGTTTTTTGAAGCACACGACAATACAGTCTATGCTGCAAGAGGAGAGCGTAACTTAATCCAAGACGCACAACACGTTACGAATAATGCAGGATATTCCGGAAAGATTATGTACGGAACAGATAATGCTATTCCGTTCAATTACAAGGTAGCTGACGAGAGTACGCGAGAAAAAGCCGAAATTTTGAAGCAGAAAGTTGATAAAATTGAACCGATTGTGTCTGGTTTGGAACTGTTTAAAAAAATGCCAATGATTACCAGTCCGAACGGGACTAAATTCCGTTTGTTAGTTGATAATAACGGCAATCTATCAACGGTTTCAAGCGTTCCTAATCGTGTAGCAATTTTTGGTAACTCAATCCTAAGCCATCCATGGCTTAAGGGCATGGGGATGGCTGCTAGTGCTCCAGACAAAGATTATTTCACTCTTGTTAAAAACTATATTATGTCTAAAAATCCTAGGGCAGTCGTAGAACGTGGGAATGGTGCGGACTGGGAATCTGACCCAAATAATCGACGTTCGACGTTCGATAGCAAAATGAAGAGGTCGTTAAGCAGTAATACGGATATTGTTATTTTGCAGTTTGGCGACAACCTCAACACTGACGAGAAACGCAAGAACCTTGAAACAGATATTCCTAACCTCGTCAATTGGATTAGGACGGCCTCACCGAAGGCCTTAATCTACTGGGTCGGTATCTACTACGCTTCACCAGATTTCGTTGAAAGAATCAAGCGTATCTGTAAGCCACTGGATGTTACATTCGTGGATATCTATCAGTATTCAAAAGATGCTAAGTATAAGTCCGAAATGGGCAAGGTGTTGAGACTTCCAGATGGCTCTAACTATACGATCACTAACGCAGGGGTGGCAAGTCACCCTGGAGATTTAGGACATAAAGCGATTGCTGATGAAATCATCAAGCATTTCTTATTCTAAAAAAGGAGAATTAAAACAATGATTAACTGGAAATTACGACTAAAAAATAAATTTTTCTGGCTGACTGCAATCCCAGCCTTCTTGCTTGTCTTGCAAGCTGGTGCAGCAGTCTTTGGATATCATCTGGATTTGGGTGATATCGGCAACAAGCTGATTTTGCTTGTTAATGCGGTATTCGTGTTTTTGACTGCTATCGGTCTGGTCAATGACCCAACGACTAGCGGAATCACAGACAGCACACGAGCGCTTGAATATAAGAAACCAAGTGAGGAATAGGTATGGATATCGATACAAGCAGACTACGCACGGATTTGCCGATTGTTGGATTTGAGCCTTTCCGTCAGGTTCACGCCCACTCAACAGGCAACCGAAACTCAACCGCTCAGAACGAGGCGGACTACCATTACAGAAAGGACCCAGAACTTGGGTTCTTTTCTCATGTCGTTGGAAATGGCCGTGTTATGCAGGTAGGTCCTGTAAACAAGGGAATGTGGGACGTTGGTGGCGGTTGGAATGCTGAGACCTATGCAGCAGTTGAATTGATTGAAAGCCATTCAACCAAGGAAGAGTTCATGACAGACTATCGCCTGTACATCGAATTGCTACGAAATCTAGCAGATGAAGCAGGTTTGCCGAAAACGCTTGATACAGACGTCTTGGCAGGTATCAAAACTCATGAATACTGTACCAACAACCAGCCAGATAACAGTAGCGACCACGTTGACCCGTATCCTTATCTTGCTAAATGGGGTGTTAGCCGTGAACAGTTTAAGCGAGATATTGAGAACGGCCTAGGCGCCGAAACAGGCTGGCAGAAGAACGATACAGGCTACTGGTACGTATACTCAGACGGCTCTTATCCAAAAAACAAGTTTGAGAAAATCAACGGAACCTGGTATTACTTCGACGGTTCAGGCTACATGCTTGCAGACCGCTGGAAGAAGCACTCAGACGGCAACTGGTACTGGTTTGACGGTTCAGGCGCAATGGCCACAGGCTGGAAGAAAATCGCTGAGAAGTGGTACTATTTCGACGTAGAAGGTGCCATGAAGACAGGATGGGTCAAGTACAAGGATACATGGTACTACCTAGATAGTAAGGACGGAAACATGGTATCTAATGAATTCGTCAGAGCAGGTCAAGGATGGTACTACATCAAGGCAGACGGAACAATGGCAGATAAGCCAGAGTTCACAGTAGAGCCAGATGGCTTGATTACAACTAAATAATCTTAAAAAATAAATAGAAAGGAAACTTTTTAAAATGTTCTTTCACCGCAGGCTTAGGCTTGCGGTTTTTTTGTTTTGTCAAAAATAAAAACAGTGAAATTAATCACTAGTCCTTTTGTAAACTATTAGAATTAAATTAAAACCTCCTCAACTATACGGGCAAATATGAGTATGAAAATGAATACGAAGATGAATACGATTTAAAAAAATGATAGCAATTAATGA